TTGACGTTGGCCTTCACACCAATCGCGGCCTAGTCGTGGATGAGGCCCAGGTTCTTGCGTTGTTGCAACAAACTTTGGCTGATGCTGACGTGACGGATTTGCGCACGATCAGGCTTGCCGCGTTGGAGTTGGCTGTTGCTCACATTGAGCCACCGCCCGCGTTTGTGCCTGTGGACTTGGCAACGATCAAGACTCGCACTCGCGCGGCGTGGGGTTTGGATTATGCCACGATCCTTAGCGAGGCCGCTGTGACGTATGCGGATACCACGTTGACCGCGCCAGAGGTATTGACCGAGATTGCTGAAACGCTAACCGCTTAGGAGTTATCTGATGGCTTCTGAACAGTGGTTGCTCAACCAGGCGTTCGTTTCCAATAACGCGTATTGGAATGCAGTCACTGGCGGATCATACAAACTGCAAAACACTATCGGTGCGACCGCTAACCGTGTGACATCTTCGCCCACGCCCTACGAGGGTGCTGGTTGTTATGCCTCTGGGACAGGCAACGAGGATGGTATGCGGTTCCGCAGTTCGGCTAGTGCTGACCTTACCGGAACATCGGGCACTTACTATTTTGATTCCTACGTTTACCTGCCAACAGGTTTTACCGACCTTGTGGCACCAATCTTGACCGGCAATGACGCGGCCGTTGAGTATACGTGGGTGCAACCAAACGCAGACACATCCTTGTCGTTTGGCGGTTATGACAATGTTAACGGAATAATTTTAGCCAACACAACCGCAACCGGAAAGTTTAACACAAACGCTTGGTTCAGGGTTCAAGCAAAGACTAATCAGTACGGCATGAACGAGTTCCGTGTGTTTGTTGGTGGAAGCATTGATGGTGCAAGCCCAAGCACCACTGTTACGCCTGTTGATTTTGGCGCAACCTATGGGCACAGCACTTACCAGCGTCTCTACGGCATGGTCGGCAACGGTAGCACTTATCCGATCTACCTTGACAACATCAAGTTTGATGATGCCGCTTACCCAACGCGCAGTACCGCTCACACAGCAGCAGGAACCGCCACTGCAACTGCTACTGGCACCGCAGCAATGTCTAACGCTAGGACGTTGCAGGCCACTGCTACTGGTACTGCCACGGGTACGGCTGCTGCCTCTAACCAACGCACACTAGCTGCAAGTGCGTCAGCCACGGCTAGTGGTACGGCTGCTATGTCGAGAACGCAAGTCATCGGTGGTTCGGGTACTGGTACTGCTACTGGTACGGCCAATGGTTCAACCACCGGCATAATCACCTTCGGTGGAACCGGCACCGGTACCGCCACTGGTACAGGTGGTATTGAGAAGGTAACTAACCTTTACCGTTCCGGCGAAGTTTACAGAAACGTAAGCCTGTACCCAGCGAGTATTGATCTGGTTACTGCTGGTGGTACAGCCACCGGTACCGCCACTGGTACGGGTGGTGTCGAGAAGGTAACCAACCCCTACCGTTTCGGTAATGTTTATAGAAATGCAGGAACGTACCCTGGTGGTGCCGCGCTAGTTGGGTGCGACCCGAGCACAATTGTTGCTGCGGGTTCAGCCGCAATGACTAAGACAAGGTACCTGGAAGCCACGGCCACTGCCACAGCCACATCGGATGCTGGCATGACGCACACGTTCTACATTTTCAAGCCACCAACACGCGAGATTTCACCGCTAAGCCTTGACCCGTACTACCAACTTGTTGGCTACTTACAGGGTAGAACCCTTGTTAAGCGTGACGGTGTTTGGAAACTTGTTCAAAACAGGCAAGAGGATTGGCTTGACCAGTGTGAGTATGTGTTCAAGGGTGGTTGTGAGAACCGTATCAATGGTACAGAAAAAGCCGAATTAGAATCAGCAGGTTACACAGTAGAAACGAGAACATCGTGAGTAATTGCCGTTCAGGTTGTAAAACCAAGGATCATGCTTCGTGGGTTGAGTGCGCCCAAGCTGCCAACATCCGTGTTGCCTACGCCAACTCTGCTAACGGTCAGGACTACACGGCCCAACGTAAGGTTGATAAGGAACTTGACTCGTACAGGTCTGCTCGTGCTGAGGGTATCCAACCTGCTGGTACCCAAACGCACCAAATCGAACAAGCCCACCGTATCAGTGACGCTTCCGGTGTCGCATTTCAGGGAGTATAAATGGCTGCCACACTTGGTGATCTTATTGAGGACGTTGAGGGTTTGCTTCATGGCCACACTGGTCAGGATGAGCAGGTTACCTACCTTGATGGTGCCATCTCGTCCAGTGACCTATCACTGGTGCTCGGTTCCATTGAGGGTTTGCGTCGTGGTGTCATTGAGATTGATGACGAACTGTTCTGGGTGGACTCCGTTGATGCTGTTTCCAAAACGGTAACCATTGCACCGTTCGGTCGTGGCTACCGCAACACTGTTGCCGCTGCACATTCGGACAAGACCAAGGTAACGATGAACCCTTTGCTCCCACGCAACCGTGTTCGACGTGCCATTAACGAAACCATTGAGGCTGTTGGTGGTGATCTGTTTGGTGTATCCAACGGTACGATCAGTTACGAATCTGGAACTGTTACTTACGAGCTGTCAACTGCCACGTTCCCTGACCTTCTGGATGTGTTGGCTGTTACTTACGATAGCGAAACGAGTACGGATAGTTGGATCACGGTTCGACGTTGGAAGTTCATTGACAAGGCCAATGCCACCGTGTTTCCTTCCGGTAAGTCCATTGACTTGTATGACCCGATCCGTTCGGGTTCTGACGTAAACGTGACGTACACGAGGAACACTGTTGCTTTTGCTGACAACGCTTCAACCACTGCACTGTTCAGCACCACCAACATTCCTTCATCAGCGAAGGACGTTATTACCTATGGCGCGGCTGCCCGTCTTGCCTGGGCCATTGAGGGTAGTCGAACTAACCAGACTGGTGTTTCGGCGAATGTTCTTGGTGACCAGTATGGCACCAACTGGCGTGGTGCGGCCAATAACTTTGGTAAGCAGTTGTATGCCTTCCACCAACAGCGTTTGCAAGAGGAACGCGACTCATTGTTACGCACCACCCAGCCAACCATCCACTACTTGAGGTGACCTGATGCCGACCCCCACTCGCCGGTACTATTCTTCCACTGCTGTTGCAGCAACACTGTCTGCTTCACTCTCAAACTCAGCAACAACCATTGCTATCAGTTCTGTTACTGGTTGGCCCACATCGTATCCTTTTACTGCGATCATCGGTGAGGACACGAACAAGGAAGAAATTGTTACCGTTAGTGGTGTTGCTGGTGCCACGTTGACCATTGCCCGTGGTGTTGGTGGAACATCGGCTCAGGCGCACGATGCTGGTGAAACGATCCGCCACGGTATTTATGCACAGGACTTTGAGGATGGGGCAGCGCACTACGCTGCTTCTACGGCTGTGCATGGTGTTGCTGGTTCCGTGGTTGGCACTACTGACACCCAGACGTTAACAAACAAGACCCTTACCAGCCCAGCCCTTAGCAGTGGTGGTGCTGTGGTTGGTACAACCGCAACCCAAACGCTGACGAACAAGACCCTTACTAGCCCGGTTCTTACCACCCCAACGCTCACCTCTGGTGGTGACATTGTTGGTACAACCGCAACCCAAACTCTTACCAACAAAACTGTTACTGGTGGAACTGTTAACCCAACCACCCTTCAACAGGGTAGTGTTCAGGCTGCCACTATCAGTGGAACCCAAACGCTGACCAACAAGACGATCAGTGGTGCGTCTAACACGTTGAGCAATATTCCTTCTTCTGCTATCTCTGGTGTCACTGGTGACATTGTTAGCACCACTTCAACCCAGACGTTAACCAATAAGACCCTTACTAGCCCAGTCCTTACCACACCAACACTTACGGGTGGTGGCAGTGTGGTTGGGACAACCGGATACCAAGTGCTTAGCGATAAAAGTCTTGATGACACGTGTAGCATTCCCGTAGAAGCGGTAATTGCACCTTATGGTCTTGTTTATTCCGGTACTGGTGTTGCTTGTGCAGATACCACATGGACTCTTATGACGTTTAGCACTCAGGTTAATTTTAGTAGCACAGCAACCCTTATGGCTTATAACTGGGATGCTAACAAGTCCCGCTTAGGTGCTCAAACTGGTCAAACGGGTTTGTATTCAATTAACGCATCCGTTACTTTCCCGTTTAATGCAACTGGTATTCGAAGGATTCAAATCCGTAAGAACGCTGCCGGTTCGGCAACTGGTGGAACACTCATCGGTCAAACTCATATCCCCACCGTAACTACTTCTGCTGTAACAACAACGGTTATGTATGCGCGTGACGCTTACCTGACTGCTGGTGACTATGTTGAGGTTTTTGTTTTGCAAAACAGCGGTGGATCTTTGACCACTAGCACGGGAGAGTCGAGCACTTCGTTCTCTCTCCACATGGTCGCCTGATGGCAACCTTTGATGTAACAGACGAACCAGTATTTAGTCTTGGTGTTGATGCGAGCAGTGCTGCTTACACGGCAAACAACTTTGGGTACGACTTTGCGCTGGGTGAGCACGCTTTCCTAAACGCCATTAGCGGGAAAACCCCGTACCGCCGTGGCCTTGCCGAGATCCGTAAGCAACAGTACGACACGAGCACTAACCCTGGTGAGCAGTCCTTGGATGGTTACTGGTTGCGTTCACAGCAGGACTTCACTGGTGGTGCTGGTATCACCTTCATGGAGCCGTCGAATGATGAGTTCCAGATGAAGCGGTTTGCTTCTTCTCTTGGTGTTGACCCGTGGACTCGCGGTAAGTTGACGTTGTTGAAGTCTGCTGTTAGTACTAGAACTTTGACGAGTAACATTTCTACTGCTGTTGCTGTTAACAATGGTTCAAACAAGTACATTGTTACTGCGGAGTCGGCTAACGCCACTGTTTATTATGACGGTTACGCTGCCGGTACTGTCACCAGTTGGACTGGCACACCGAACGGTAACGCAACTTCTACTGGTGATGGTGTTGTTGTTTGCACCACGAGTGGTATGCAGTATTTGGCCGCACCTTTCACTGGTTCAAAGGTTACCCTTGCCACTAACGCAACAACAACAACCATGAACGCTTACTGGGTTAAGCAGCGGTTTATTATTACCGACTCACACCACCTGTTTGAGAAGGCCGGTGTTACTGGTTCGGTCAACCTGAACACTGCTGGCAAACTTTACTCACACCCACTGGAAACATGGACTTGGACTTCCGTAGTGGAAACCCCTAATGCCATCCTTGCTGCGGGTTATTCGGGTAGCAAGTCGGCGATCTACAAGTTTACTCTTGACCCAGCAGACGGAACCCTACCAACCCTGACATCTGCCATCACTGCCGCCGAACTTCCCTACGGGGAACTGGTCACCGGAATGTTTTCCTACCTTGGTTCTTACGTCATCATTGGCACCAACCGTGGTGTCCGTGTTGGTCAGGTTGATGGTAACGGTGACCTGGCTTATGGCCCACTGTCGTTCACTAGCACCAGCACAACCACGATCAGTGGTATGGCCGGTCGTGACCGTTTCGTTTATGTTGGTGTTGGTAACGAGCTTGACGGTAACTCTGGTCTGATCCGCATTGACCTTGGCTCAACTGATGGTGAGGGCCGGTACGCTTGGGCAACCGACCTGAACTCTGGCACCACTGGCAGGGTTAACTCTGTCACCAATTACGGTGACCTGATTGCTTTTACCCAAACCAATTTGTACATTGAGTCGGCCACCGACTATGTGACCAGTGGCTATTTGACCACGGGTCAGGTTCGATACAACACTCTTGAACCAAAGAACTTTCGTTCGTTCCGTTTGCGTGGTGACGCTTCGGTTGGCTCGGTCAGTGTTTCTTCGGTTCTGTACAACCAGTCACCTGTTTCCTTGTTCACCTTTGGTGCGAACGTGGACATTAACCAGGACGTTGCGATCTCTAGTCCAAGTAACCCTTTGCAGGAATCCTTGGGTCTTAAGATTGCGCTCAACCGTGGTACCGCTTCCCAAACCCCAACGGTTACTGGTTGGCAGTTGAAGGCTGTCCCTGGTTCTGTTCGCAGGTTGTTGATAAAGATTCCACTGATTTGTTTTGACCACGAAACCGATAACGCTGGCACTGCACGCGGCTACGACGGTTACGCCTACAACCGTTTGATTGATTTGCAGGATCATGCAACCACTGGTCAGGTGTTGGTGTTCCAGGATTTGCGTACCGGTGAGCGGTTGTCTGTGACGGTTGAGGATGTTTCTTTTACTCAGGACACACCTAATGGTCAGTCAGGGTTTGACAACTTTGGTGGCATCATTGAGCTGACGGTTCAAACAGCATGAGTGTTTCGGATATTCTTGCTGTGCAGGGTGAGTCGTCGGAGACGATTCGTGGTGTTCGAAGGTTGTTGGCACTGCCCGATAGTGACTTGTTTGATGAGCCAATGGAGCAGAGGCTTCGTGGTTTTCAAACGGTTGCTGGGCTTGTACCGAATGGTTGGTTAACGGGGCTGACTTACGACAGGCTCAGGGCTGTCAAGGGTGTATCTGATGATAGGGGTGAGGCGACCTTGAGCATGGCTATGGTTGGTTCAGTTTTGACTGGCTCGCCCTTGATCGTGGCTTTGGCTAGCACGGAGAGTTTGGCGAACGGAACAGCGTTCACCATTTCTTTACTGGTTGGTTTACTGACCATTGGTTTGGGGGCTGGGAAGATTTATAAGGCTTGGAAGGCTGGGGTTGAGGCAGACATTCTGCACATTGAGAATGATAGGAAGCACGCACAGGTTCTGACTGACCTGTGTGCTAAGTTTGAAAACGTCATGGAGCAGGTTGAGCGTATCGAATCACGCCAGCTTGCTTTGAAAACCAAGATTGACCAAATCGCTAAAGATAAGGGTGTTTGATGAACCAGTTACTCCGTTCCGCTGTGACCACATTTGTCACTTCGTTTATTGCTTTGATCCCGTTGTCGGCTTTGGCTAGCCAAGACTTCGGTTGGTTGCAGTCAGCTTTGATCGCTGCCGCTTTGACCACTGTGCGTACTGCCGTGGCTTACCTTGACCCGAAGAACACTGCGTTTGGTAACGGTGCCCCCGAGGTTACGTTTGAGTTTGACCCAGACGTGGACTTGGATGCTGTTGGCGATGAGACCGTATGAGTTGGCATCTGGCACCATCGTTGGTGCAACTGCGTTCCGAGGTGAACAGGCGTTGGCCTAACCGCCCCAAGGGTTCCGATGGCACTGTTGGTGATACAAGTCACAATGCCCGTAAGTCTGACCACAACCCTAATGAGCGTGGTTCGGTGAACGCTTTCGATATCACTTACCCTGGTGTTGACCCGAAGATTGTTATTGCTGCTGTGTCTAAGCACCCATCAGCGAACTATGTGATTTTCAACAAGAATATTTATTCCAAAAAAAGTAACTGGAAGGCTGTCGCCTACACGGGTACTAACCCTCACAAAACGCACCTTCATGTGTCCATCTTGCAGTCGGCTAGTGCCGAGAGGGACACGACTCCGTGGTTGGCTGGTGCCACTGTGAAGCCTAAGCCTAAGCCGGTTAAGCGTTCGACGTTCCCGTTGCCTGCTGGTCAGGCGTTTGGTCGCAGGGCTACGGCGAAGGTTCACAATGGTTACCGTAACAGCGAGGACAAGTCTGATGTGAAGCGGATTCAGCGTAAGCTGGGTGTTACTCCTGTGTCTGGCTGGTTTGGCCCTGTTACTGAGAAGGCTGTGAAACGCTGGCAGTTGCGTCGTTTGATTAGGCGCACTGGTTTGGTTGGCAAGAAGGAATGGGATCGTATGGGGCTGTGAGCCCCGTAGAAGGACTGAACCCCCTGTCTGGTAGTTACTACTAGGCAGGGGGTTTTCTCTCGTTACAGGGCATCCTGTGGCTTCTGGGGGCTACTTGCCAATCAGGTATGCCACTACTTCTGGGTTGTCCCTGAGCATGGCTAGCAGTGGGCCGGTCATGGAAGCAACAGCCATTTCCTCAGCATCGGACTCAATGTTGGGGTCAGAGGATCGGATCGCTGCGTGCAATATCTCGTGCAGCAGGGTTACCCTGGCGTATTCCTCAGACTTACCTGGATCAACAGCAATGGTCATGGACTCTAGGTCACACGAACCACAAGCATCCCCATTCGGGTGGTGTTTGAGAACCTCAGCTTTGGAGTACTTGATGTTCCAAGTGTAGGGACTGACGTACACGGTTTGTGGTCGGGTTACTTG